GCTCCCCAGCAAAGAGCGAGGAGAATCCACCAGAGGAGGACGTCTCATGGAGCGAGTAGCTCGTAATGAAGCTGACTCCAGATGCGTTGTCTGCCTCGACTGAGAAATGCGCGCACACTTCATATTTCCCTGCTGTGGGAGGAGTGAATGCGATACCGGCATGCTCTGTTCCGACAGAGCAAGTCGTTCCAGTAGGCGATCCAGATGAGCAGGGAACCTCCACATAGGCAGATCCCGGTTGTGCGGAAAGGGTCCATCCTGCGTTAGTTATCGCTGTCTCCGAAACTGCAGTCGTAGAAAGCGCTGAATTTGCATCACCAAGTCGAGCATGGATAAACCATCCGCTCTCGTCCGGACGAATTGCGGTTTGTTCTGATGTTGGAATTTTGTAGAGGGCAAATGATGTATCCTGCAAGGAAGCATCATTGAAAATCGTGGTGGTTCCGGTTGATGCGGAACCGTTTAATTGGAAGTTCCTGGTGCCGGCGCTGGAGAAGTTGAAAATGCCGGAAATCGACATCGGTTGATGCACCCCAGCCGCCACTCCGCTTGTACAGACCCGACCGGTATCGGCGTTTAGGGAAAGGGAATCCTCCCTCAAGATTAAGCATGCGACACCGCCCGCGGCGTTTCCAACCTGGGTTTGGGCGACGAGCAAATATCTGCCGGCTGGAAGATCGGTGACCTGCATTCGTGGAAGATCCGCATGGCCAGCGGCCACAATGGTTCCAGGGCCGGGATTGCTGTTAACCGTTAGGTCTGGGCAAGCGGCAGTAGCTCCGAACGCCGCAAACGTCGCTGATGTCGTACTCCATACGCAACTCGTAGTTGCCGGAAATCTGGCTTCGCCAATCAATTCCATTCCAGGCGTGGATCTTCCGACCAGGAAGTTCTCACCCAAATGCACGTTGTCGAAATAGAAGGGATCCGCGTCTCCACCGACATTTGGCTCAAACCGAACTCGAACCGTAGATCCGTCAGAGGGGCACCGAAAGGACACGGACGCCTCACGATAGGTGCCCGCGACTCCGCCCGTTGCCGGAAGCGGATCGATGGAGGCCAAAAGATTAGATGAGTTATCGAGGACCTTTGCACGTATTTCGCTATCAGTTGCGCTATAGAAGAACCGCAACAGGCAACTCGCCCCACGCAGGCCGAGCGGTACATCCTCAATCTGGGACTGCGCGAAGTGCGATCCCGATCCCGAATTAAAGTTATATGTGAACTCACCAAACCCGAGCGTGCCGGAGGTGGAATCAGCAATGAAGGATGTCGCGTCCGCAGTCCATCCGTTCGTATTGCCGGTCTCGGCATCGGCGAACTCTAAAAGATTGATGCCAGCGGATCCTCCTCCGCCCGCGCCAACCTCGGTGAAATTCGTCCCATCGTTTGAAAAGAGCCACTTTTTATCCAGCTTATCGACCCGCATCCGAGGGTTTGCCGACCCATCTCCCACATCCGCGATGATATCGACCGGATCCACGCCGGAACCACGTCCGATTTGGAGTTGATCATTCGGATCCTTCGTGACTCCAGATCCGTATGCCATGACTGTGGCAAAAAGAACTGCAGTGAAGACCGAAAGCATAAACCAATATTTCTTAAAAGCCATGGATTACTCCGTTACGTTGCCCACAAGCGCTGTGAGCGTTCCTAAGTCTTGAACGTCTGTCGCGTTCCCAGAAAAATAGCATGTCTTGATGATCGTTCCATTCGCTGTGGCTTGGACTTGAATTCCTGCGGTCGTGAACCCGACGAAGCGTGCGTTTTCGATACGACACCTATCTCCCGCGATTTGAAGACCGATTCCAGCTCCGCCATCCGTGTAATGGGCGCCGGAGCGGAATATGATCTCGATGTCCGAAGCCGAAACAGTTGGGGAGGTCCCGAGAGACGGCTCGGGATCAACGACCAGAATCCTCCAGCCGTTGCTTGATGCAGCGAGAGCGAGCGCGAGCGTCGGATGCGTTTCGTTTGGGCCTCCTACGATAGCATCATATGATACCGCCTGTTCATCGGTGATCGATTCCAGATATTTGAGCCAGAGATCCGTGACGTAGAAATTCCAATTCATGAACTCGAAGGGAGGGCGCTCGTTCGCTTCCCATCCTAGGAGTTTCTTCGATGCCCCGGGATTTTGGACCTTCGATACAGATCCGTCCGTCCAGTCTAAATGTCCCGTAGTGGGCTTAGGTAACGCCATGTGTTATCCCCCTATAGTCCGACGAATACGCCACCGATGAACGGATCACCGAGAGCGCCAAACCCACCGTCGCCCGGAATCGCGCTACCCGCGAAGGCAAATTTGCTTGTGAGTCTAGGATGCGTCATTCCAAACATTCCACCATCTCCCGGAGAGGCCAAAGAACTGAATCCTAATCCAGGCAAATTTCCATCAAAGGCAAAGGGCTCATCTGGATCGAAACAATAGAGCCAGTCTACCCGCACGCCTGCGGGCGCTACAAGCTGGAGATTCCGATAGAGGTTCTCGATCTGGGCCTCGGTCAATGTCGTGAGATTGATACCAACGACCACACCTCCACCCTCCCCGTTGATATAGGTCAGGGTGGCGCCGACCAAAAGTTGGGTCAGCAGTATCATTGGCTCGACTTCGCCCTCGGCTATGTTCTGAATAATGCGGGCCAGTATCCGGACTCGGTATTCCGCGTCCGTACGGCCTTCCCTGGCTTGGCCAACAATTACGCCCAATCTATCGAGCTGCTCGCCCTCGGTGTCCTGGATCTTCAGACGTTGTCCCTGGAGCTGGAAGAGGACGTCCTCGAGTATCTGAATCTGCTCCACAAAGGCGTCGAGCGTGCCCTCCATTGTCGCAGAACCCTTATACTGCTGGAGGAGCCTATCTTTCGCGTCCTCTTTGTGGGTTGTGATCTGGATCACGCTCATGCCATCACCGTAATATCGATTCTGGAATCATCCCAGGAGCTGATTTCATTCGCCGCGACTTCGACGTTATCATCGACGGTCGGTGACGGCGCGGTTCCGATTCGGATCTCGACATCGGTGATACCCTCGAACTGTGAAAGAACAGCCTCAAGATCGGGATGCACAATGACGGTCTCGCCGATTCCCAGCGCGTTTCCGAAAATTACGATCGCGTCTTTAATCTCCTGGACAGTGTTCACGAAAGATTCGTCGACACTGAGATCGAGCTCGAGATAGATATCGAGTTCGGTAGGACGATTGAACCTCATCACTGGATTGAATCCCTGTGAATCGTTGTCGACGGCGCCGAATACAGATCCCACAGGCCCTATGCCGGCCGGCTTAGAGGCCCAGATCTCATTCCAGATATCTTGATCCTCTCCGCCCTGGACTATCGCCTCGAATGTCTTCGGCGGCCGACCATCGCTATCGGTGATCTGGGTGTTGTTCTCAAACACCGTGACTGCGGTAACGTCCGGCACATTACTAAGAAGTCTCGATCGTATGGCCTCGACGGTTCCAGCTCCGGCGAGTTGAATCGTCTCCTCTCGTCTTGATCGAAGCTCGGTATCGGTTTCGGTATTTCTTCCGATCGGATCCTGATCGTCCTGATTGATAATGGAATCTAGTCCAAAGACTGGGGTATCTATGACTGTGAGCGATCCCTTCGGAGCCTGTATTGGGCCCACTTCCTGTGCTTCTGCGACGACAGTCGCCTGTGGGACGCCAGGGACGGTCTCAGTCACTGTGGTCTCGACCGCGATGGCGCCTGTCAAAAGATTGTTCTCGGTCACAATGAGCGCAGGCACATTGCGCTTATTCACCGTGGCGCCGTCAAATAGGACCGTGAATCCTGACGTGAAATTGCCGCTAACCGACACGCCACCGGATCCTATATTTGGAAGGGCGTTCAAGGCATTCTCGATATCTAAAGCCGATGCGGAGAACAGAATCGTGGCCGTCTCCTCGCCATCGAAGCTGATCTTGAAGTCTCCGGAATCCGGGACCGTATCGAAGTCGATATCTTGGGTCTCGTCGGTGCCAGCGATAAGGGTCGCGGGCTCTATGGTCTCAAACGTGGCGTCCGGATTCCCGTCCACGCTAAAGATCGTTCCCACTGGAACCACGGCTCCAATCGTACCGAAGAGAATCACATCCACTCGGGATGCGCTCTCCTGGAGCCGGGTGAGGCCGGTCAATGCAACGACGTTGTCGAGTTGCACGCCTTCGGCGCTATCGGGATATTGCGAATTATAGACGTCGAGACAGAGCTCCCAGATCAATGATTCTCGCTCAGCAAAGATCCCAACGATCTGCCCGAGAGTGTCCTCTGGGAGCAGGTTCAGCTGCTTTCCAAACACCGATCTGAGATCGTCTTCGATCTCAGTCTTGATGTCGGCGAGCCGCTTTAGCGTGAATCCTGATGCGTCGAGTCCGAATGGCATTACGGCACCGCCTCGCTGAAGTCTATGATCCCGTCCACCGTTCTGGCCTTAAACGAGAGGTTTAGCCTGCGCAGCTGATTATCGAGCTGCAAGCTGTACTCTAACAACTCAATTACCCCCGGCACAGACAAAATAGCCAACTTGAAGGTGCTGTCGACGACCACTGGATCTGGGCTCTTGACGAGAATCTCATCCCGGTACGGTATCCCTACAGACCCATCCAGGAACCATTCCCCACGCCACGTGCGAAACACAGCGCGGAGCTGCTGCACAACAGCATCCTGATCGACGACGATATTGAGAGAATCCCCGTCAAGAACGAGCTCCTTCACCTCTGGGTCCCATTTCAAAGCCATTAGAGTATCGTCCCCGGTAATAGAGTAATAGGTAACGGTCCGCCCGGAGGTCCGGTCAGTGTCGCGCCGTTACTGAACACCTGACCTTGTCCGGTGATATGCGTTACATGCTCACCACAGATAGTCTGCCAAATAGCATCTACCTCTGCGGTCGTGAGCGGCCGATCTTGTGGAACAGAGAGACCTTGGACGGCCGAACTGACTGCTGATCCCCACACGGTTCCGACCATCGGCATCTTTAATCCCCCTTCAAAGTATTAAGGTCAGCCAACGCTGTGATGAACGGCGTCGGCGGCACCAGAGGCTGTGGCCCTAGGAGCGTGTTGACCTTGGCGTCTATTATACCCTGAACCAACTGGGTCAGTATCGTGAGTAGCTCCTTACCGGATGACAAGCTTTTGATTGAAAATTTGCCGTCAGGGAAGACCTCAACACGCGCCTGATCATTTTGGACCACCAGATTATTGGGATCAGCGGTCACCGTTTCTGCGGATGGATAGAATCCGGGAATACATACCGCGTCTGAGAGATTGAACTTTCGGACATCACCTGGAGCCACGAGCCCCCCGGACTCAAGCCATCTCTCGATCGATCGTTCAATCACGATTAGAAGCACCTGATCGCCCGGTTTCAGCGGGAACGATATGAATGCATCGCTCGATCTAGGAAACACGACAGGTACGTTTGGGATTATTGGGAGTTGGATCTTCTGCCCATCGAATGTGACCCGCTTCAGATTTGGCTGCACATCCGCTATCTGTTTCGCGGAATTATAGGATGCGATCACGCCCGGAAGCGCAGTATGAACATTCGATAGTGCGGCATTGATCGCGGACTGGACCGCCCTGGTAAGCGATGGGGTATCCTGGTTCATGCCGTCACCTTCTGTTCGACCGTTTCGGCCTCCGAGTACCAGTCCGCGCCATGCGTATCTCCGAAGTGTTTCACCTTGCGCACCAGAAAGAATCCATCGAATTGATCGCTGATGAGCCGGACCGTCTTTTTCGGCAAGATCTTTGTGTTGAGCAGTGATTTGAACTCAACACCATCATTGGTCGACTTCGGGGCTCCAATGAGCCCTGTGTTGGTCACGATCTGTATCCCATTCACGTTTCCGGATCTGAGGACGGGAATGTCGACGAATCCCGGTTCGGAACCGAAGCTAAACACTATCTTGCCTCGCTGTACGGACCATTCGACATCAAAGGATCTGCAAATCTCAGTAAGCATATCCCGAGAAAGTCCGTTCGCAACGTATCCCTTCAAGACCTTCTTTCCTTTGACAACCTGTATTCCGAGCGTTGCGGATTTGGTTCCGAAAATCTCGAGCAGGTTCTCTGCCTTTAGACCCATCGATCGCACGAGATCGTTCACTATGGTCTGATACAATGTGCCCGCCGCGTAGCTCTTGTTCAGTCTGGCTGTTCGGTATACGAACTCCTCCTCGCCGATTTCGAGCTTCGTCACGAAGTCCGGGCCCTCCTTTGTCGTGACGGCTGTCTTGAGATCGCCCGTGATGAGTTCCTCGAACGTGTTTTGATATCCCACATTGAGCTGGATGATTATTTTACGGTCAGTATCAGTGCGGCTCACCTGATCCAGAAACGCACGTCTCGTCGATGTCATATTGAAAATACTGATCGAGGACGTGTTCGGCTCGTTTGATGCCCCCATTTCGACATCAAACTTTATCCGAAGTCCGTTTATCTCATCGGTCTTATCCACTATTTGGAAAACGATCTGATTGTCGCCAGTCTTACCGATTGCGCGTGCGAGCCTGAATATGACGGAAGCGTTTCTGTTCAGCAGCAGCGACACTCAATCCTCCGTCGCGTATAAAAGCACCACATCTTTCCCGAACGTTTCCCGATCCGGCTTCCTCGACTGTCCGGTGAGGTCCATGGAAATAATGGATCCTTCTGGAAATGTAGGGCCTCCGCTGCGCCCGAGGAGATCTATGCCTGCCAGGATAGGAACTCCGGCAACAAGGGCCGTTCCGGCCTCATCGTATAGGTTCATGATCCACGTCTGCTTCCTCTCGACCCAACGGAATTCGAATTTGAATCGGTTCCCGTCCAGCAGTATCTGGAAGTTGAACGCTGGAAATTCCCCGCTGACTGGTATCGTTACCTCTGCCATCACTGCGCTCCAGAGAATTTGTTAACGAGCCCCTTTGCTACGGATTGATTCTTTCCGGCGCCAAGAACGTCTTTGACCGAATTTGCGACGCCCTTGGTGATGTCATCAATGGCTCCGGTAACCTGCTGCCCGAGACCGACATCTTTGGTGCCGGACGAGTTGAGAAGAGCGGTCTCGGGAAGCAAGAACGATTCGCTGCGGACGAACTGAACCTCTTGGAGGCTTATCGTGATCCTGAGGGATCGGCCAATCGATGCATCCTGGGGGATATCAAGGCTCGTTATGATCATCTGATCATATACTTTGAGGCCAGTGATTACTCTCACGGGATGGCGTTTTTTCATTATCTCCTGGAGCACGTTGAATCCGTTTATAGATCGAGACGAATTCTGACCAAGGCCAAGGAGTCCAGCCACAGTGCCCCCGACAAGTCCTCCGAATCCGGTGCCAGCGAAGCTCCCGACCGCGTTTCCAAGCTTCTGAGTGGCCGCGACGGCCCCTCTGGTCGCGAGATCGGAGACATTGAAACTGATAGGATTGATGGGCGTATCTGAAATAACGCCTTCGAGTTCCAGCATATCCGGCTTCACGTGCACGTGATCCGTGATCGAGGATCCGCCCTCAACAGGATGCTGGGTCGGCTCCGCCTGAAGCGAATGCTTGAGCGTGACTGTGGCATCCAAAACAATCTTCTGATCAAGCGCGATCTTTCGCAGATCATCCATTATTCGGATCGCCTGGATCACGACCTTTTTCGGCTTAGGCTGTAATAGGTTTTGGATGATTTCGAGCGCCATTACTGCACATCCGCCGTTTCCGTGTTTCTCTCGAGATCACGCACCGCTTGGGCCGCGACCCTGGCACCAGCCGCACCCTCATCTTCGCCCGGGCGCGGGCGTACGTTGATGATGGGAGCTATCGTGGTCGCAGAAGAACCGCCTCCGCCGAACCCAAGTAGAGCAGCGGGCGTAGGCAGTTCTGATGTTGGTCCAATCCCTATAGCGCTGGTGAGCGAGCTGATAAAACTAGAACCGCCGATCATTGATGTCACACCATTAATTATTTTTGCGATGCCGCTCCACAAAACCTCTATAAAAAGAGCGGAAAATTCAATCGCCGTCTTGATCGCCTCAAACAATCCAAGAAGCGGAAGTAAAAGCAGGCTCATCTCCTTCATTTGAAGAAATGCCCCAACCGCCTTCATCCCCCATTTCCACGCATCTATCAATGGAGTTACTAGATTTGTTGCCCACATCCACGCTTCTTTCAGAGGATCCACGAGCCCGCTTGTGAGCGCATCACCGCCCTGGAATGCGACTATGAGATCATCGACGATGAGAAATATCGCCAGAATCGCTGCGAGAAAGAGAAGGGCGTTGATATTGAGAGCCGCCCAGATCAGGCCGAGTATGATGAAAAGATTTCGAAGACCTCCGATCGCGTCCACCATCCTCATAACTGCGCGGCCCGCAGACACCATCCAGAAGGCTATTTCCTTGATTACGTCGATTGTGGCCCTTATGAACTCAACCACACGGGTCTTGATCAGCTGCCGGTTGGCGTTGATCATCTCGAGGAAAACCCGGATATAGGCTTTAGCTTCGGGCAGGATTTGCTTTCCGATATCTGCCGCGAGGATAGTGAAAAAATCCTGGAGGTTTGATATGAGCCCGCCCAGGGTCTTTGATTGCTTGATCATCAGATCGAAGAACCGGCCACCCTCAGAAGTCATAGATATGAAGGCCTGCTCTACTTCTTTGAAGCCCACTTTACCGGCTGACACCAAATCTCCGACCTCTGCTGTCGTAACACCTAAATTTTTGGCGAGAACCTCGCGAATCGGTACGCCCGCGACCGCGAAGTCCCTTAGTTCGCGTCCGGTGAGCTTTCCTTGGGCTAAAACCTGACCAAAATTGAGAACCAATCGCTCCATGGGAACACTGAGACCCGCAGATACGTCCCCCAGCGCCTTGAGTGTTGGAATCAGCTTATCGGTACCGACACCGACGGCCAGGAGTTGTCTTGCAGAGGTCTGCACGCCCTGGATCGTAAATGGAGTCTTAGCCGCGAAATCCTGAAGATCGCGTAGGGTCTTATGAGCCAATTCGGTGTTACCGATGAGTGTTTCGAAAGCGACTTCGGATTGTTCGAACTCACCCGCAATCTTTAGGATGCCCCCGATTCCGGCCGCAGCGCTGGCGAGTCCAGCCCCAACTGCGATGCCGACGTTTCGGATACCCCTAAGTTGAGCTTGGGTTTCCGCCATCTCTCGGCGGAGGCTGGATCGGAAGTCCTTGAGTCCCCTATCATCGACCCGAAACCCGAGCTTGGCTAAGAAATCAGCGACTATCATCGACCTTTCGACCCCTTTCTTAGCCTTTCCGCATCCCTGGCTTCCTGCTCCTCCTTGAAGTCCAGGGCTTCATTCGCATCAATCACATCATACAGTGTCCACCGCTCGTTCATCTCCGAAAATGTGGCGAGCCCCGAGAGCCAGAGTCTCCAGATCAGCCAGTTGTACCCAGTGATGCTTTCCGGTGGAGTGGCTGCGCTGCGCCCTTGTGCGAAACTGCCTTTGTATTTAGGCCGGCCACGGCGTTTCGCAAGGCGCCGAAAAAATCGCTGTAGTTGTGCTCCACGACCTCTTTTACCACCTTAAGTAGAGGGCCATATTTCCCCGCAAAGTGGGTATCGAATGGCAGCTTTTGGCCATTCACCTGAACGACCGAAAGGAGCTCCTTTACGAGAGCCACGACATCGGTCTTCTCCAGGTTCTCGCAGAGAGATGCCATCGCGGCGCCAAGGAGCTGGCCGCTGTCCTCGGCTCCCTCGGCTTCCGGCCCCTCGGCCAACTTTGCGAGCGGCCCACCAAGAAGGCCTGTCAGTTTTGAAAGTAGCTTGAGCCCTTGCCCCGCCGGGAAGAGCGAGATCGCGTACTCGTCTCCATCTATGGAGACTTCCTTCTGTCCATGCATCTGGGACCCCCTCTTAGTTGCCGCCCACAAAGACAACGAGGTTTTCGGTCCGGAGCACCCATTCTCTGGTGGAATTCTCGCGCGACATCTCAACGGATGCGAACTTCTGTACCCACATGTTCTCGGCCGTAATGAGTGTGCGCCCTGATGCATCTTTCAAGAGAAGCGGGAATGTCCCGGTGCCGCTTTGCTCGTCCTGCAAGGCGAAGTCACTGAAGACGTCATTACTAGCAGAGGAATTCATCAGGGTCACGGTCACCGTGCCAGACTTATTGTTCGATTTCGCACGGGTCCCGTCGCCGTCTGCCCCGATGAGCAAGGTAAAGGCATCCTCATCGCGCTCGGCCTCAATGAAGGTGTCCTCGGCGAACCCGCCGATGGTAAACGCCCCGCAAACAAGTGCGACCTGCGCGGGATCATATGTGAAAAGCGCCATGGTTATCCTCCCGGTTTAAACGGTTACCGTTCCATCGATCACCAGTTCGTGGATCGCCCCCGCGACACGGTACTGATATTTGACTTCTCGCAAAATTCGGCTCGCCCGATCATTCGGATCCTGCTCCAAAACCGGCAAGGTGCTCACCGTGGGCGGCGCCTCCGGGTCATTTGCGATTACTTCCAGCCGAATGCCGCGATTGATTTCGCGCCAGATCTCGGCCTCAATGGTGGCGATACCCTTCGTGGTGTAAGGAATCTTGGGGAGCAGGGTGAGCTTGATCAGGATATTCTCCTGGGATCGGCGCACGAATTCGTCGATATGGTGAATGATGTCGATGAACTCATTGCCCACCATCTTGCCCTCTCGGGTGATGGGCTCGCCGTCGACAATCTCGAAGTAGAAATTCGCGTTCTTCGATTCGAGATTCGAGATCTGATTGTCGGTAAGTGCATCCGGCGTGATGCCGACCAGGGTCTTATAGGCCCAGGTCACGGTTCCAGGCACCTGCGGGAGCTGTCCGCCGACCCATGCGGCCTCTGGGAAGTTGGCCTCGTCGCCGGAGTACATGACAGCAGTGCGGACGTAGCTCTTCGCGCCAAGAATTGAGGCAATATCGGCCGCAGATACTGCAATGAGATTCGGATCATCGCTGGAGGTCACATAAATCTTGGACTGGGTCTCGATGAAGTCCGCCATGACCTCCTGATCGATGATGTTGTGGCTGTCGAGCAGGACGGCGTACCAATCATTGTTGAAGTCCTGCACCAGAGCCAACTCGCTCGCCACAGATACCACCGCAGTCACGGTCGTAATCGTCATGTTCGCGTTCACAGCAAGCGTGAAGGGCTGCCCGGCGTTGTCAGCCAGTATATCCAGATCGCCGACATTGTCGGCGGCAGATACCGGCTCCGAGCCAGCGTTGATGAGGGTCACAAGGCCGAGAGAAATGCTGGCCGCGGTGGCGCCCACGCCTGAGTTGTGCGTGAAGTCGGTGCCATTGATCGTGACCGTATAGTTCGTGGAGTCCAAAACGGTGTCGATATTGACGTTCATCTCTTGGGCCACATTTGCGACCCGTCGGCCAACAATGACCTGAGGGGGCTTCACCGCCTGGCTGAAAGCTCGAGCGGCCATGAGATATTCAGGATCGGACGTCGTAAATCCGTCATCCAAGAGGGCATCGGCGGATCCGTATACGCGCGCGCGCTCAGGAAAGACGGTGTGCTGGCCAAAGATCAGGGGAGTGCCGAACCCCGCTCGGCTGAGCGGAGAAGTCTGTCGGCTCACGTTTACCTGGATGATTTTCTCAAGCTGACCCATGTGGTCCCCCTATGGTTTTTCAATCTCTATTGGCCCGACGTCTATCGTATCAGTGCCCTCAACCTCGCCCAAAAGCTCTACGGTCTCGATCAGTCCGGAAGATTCCTCGACGTCCTGTGTTGAGCACAACCCGAACCGTACGTCCATCTGCGCCCGCTCCTCGTATCCGCTTTCCAGGAGCGCGCTGACGTCCTGTATTGGGCCGTCTTCGAAGACAGTCAGCCCAGATTTTAACAGGTTCTCCAGCACCAAGGGAACAGCGAGTGACTGCTGCATCTCGGTTGCGGTGGCGAGGGTCGTAAACTTGTCGGCTCCATAGACTATGACGGAGATGTTGAGCTCGTACTGATAGAGAACGATCTGCTTTCCGGTGTTCGGATCGACTCGATCCTCCGGTATGCCGATTCTCACCGGGCCGCTCAGAAATGACAATGACACGTATGGACGCTTTGGCCTGGGATCGTTTGGGCGATTCCAAATGACAGGTAGTCCTGACGCCTCCGTGGCCCATTCAAAGATCCCCTTCCGTATGGTTTGGATATCAAGACTCACGCTGGTTTACATCCTTGAGGACCGCCCGGCATCGCCGGTGGGCCAATGCCAGCCCCTGGTCCTCCCAATCGTCTACCCGCTGAACCTCGAACTCGCGCTCCGCATAAATTATTGTATCATCAAGTCGGATGTCGTCCTTGGTGAATAAATAGATGTGCTCACGGTGTCTGTCGCCCTCTGGCACCTGCAAAAGCTCCTGTCCTGTGACGGGCTGGACCGATGCCGTCGCATCAAATCGGGTTTCCTCGGGCTTCGTAGGGAGCCCGTCGATATATTCGACTTCCTTATAGCGGACCACAACTACCGTGCGCCCGCGCGCGATGATGCCGGGGGTGTAGGTCATTCATGGACCTCCCAGGCGATCTGTGAAACTAGGTGACGAGTATCGACGAGCGTTCGAGTCCCGGTCTTCCGAGACAAAGTCGAGGCCGCGTTCGGGGGCGGTATATTTGAGAGTATCTTCCTGCGAATGAGTGATTGCACGAAGATGCCGATCCGACCCAATTCACGGCCCACAGAGGATCGTTTCTCCAGCACTGCAGTGAGGGAGAGGCCCAGCATTTCCTCGAGATCGCGTCGATTTTCGCGGACAGCAGATCTCAGAAAGCTCCGTTCCGGGATCGTATCAGTTCCGAATTCGTTGTAAAAAGCGACATCTTGTACGGACGTGCCGTCGGGATATGGCCTGGCATTTGGATGGACTCCTATCGTGACGAAGGATCGATCGATGTTCTTTTGATCGCCCTCCAGCTTTCGGAGCCGCTTATCATTTAGCCGCACCGACTTTATGAAGAATCCAGATTTTGCCATACTCAAACCATCTTTATTTTCATGGAGTAATCAATCCACGCGTGCGCAACTCATCAAGAATAGATCTGACTGCATTTCGGCATTCAGCATCTATTTCCACCCCACCAGCAGGATCTGGAATGGCGGCTCCTCGGCCTGTATTTGCGGCACCGAAAAATCCTAAGCCTCCATTTGAAATAGTTATAATGTCTGCCAAAGTATGCGGCGTTGTTCCAGACACCCCAGAAATTGCAGATCGCAAACGAAGAATGCCGGTTGTCCCTGTTCCTGTGCCACCCCCAAGTGTCACATTCAGGTTTAGACCGTTTGCATTCGTCCCCAAAACGGCAGGCGATCTGATGATGACTGTCGAACCAACTTTTTCCATTCGCACAATGCTTGGCGAATCAATCGGACCGTTTACAGTTATCGAACCGCTCTTCCATCCGAATTGAGCGGCAAAAGCCGTAAGCGAGAGAAAAATAAAAATAGAAATCAGCTTCACTTGCCCTCCTTTTATGCCGCTTTCTCGCATGAAATATTTGCGCGCCAATTTACAGTTTCTGCTGTATCGCCATTCACTCTCAGATCGAGATTATTCGAATCACAAACAAAATCAGCATCCCACTGTTGATCGCTTGTCTCTGCGAATAATTGAAGAGTGGTTCCTGTGATATTACAAACCCCTGCGGACCGCCTGAATGCAACGACATCAATCTCAAAGGCTCCCTGATTCGATGTATTCGTGGAGAAGGCGACAATTTTCGCCTTACAAAAGTAGGAAGTATTATTATCCATGAGAAATGTGTGGATTTCTGTTATGGCGTTTGTCGTCGTCGTCAGCGTTGTTTCCGCCACAAACCCAGTCACGTTATCGACATATGCTTTTGTTGCTACGTCTTGAGCATCATCAGGGTCTGTCACGTTTTCAATTTGCGTGGAGCCGAATGATACACCTTCTGTCGTCGGAGATATGAGGCGAGAGCTAACCCCATTATCTAATTCTAGGCTGAGCACGTTTAGGACGTCATGCGTGAGCAAATCAAGAGCCTGTAAAGAGGTGATCGACATCGCGGATATGCCGCCGGTTGCGAATCCTAGATTGTTTGGACCAACTCGAAATATTCCAGAGTCTAGATCGGATGCAAACACTCCACCCGGAGCTGCGGCGGTACCGTCAGATAGCGCTAAAACCCCAGATACCCCGGTCGATGTTGATCCGACTCGATAGAAACCAAGAGTAGTACCGGACTGGAAGCTAATGGAAGGCGCGCCATCGCTTCCATCCACGAACCGCACTAACTGAGAACTGGTTACATCGATAGCCTTCACGCCGCCGGTCTGTATCTCGATCGTGCCGCCCACGGTGGCGTTGTTGAGGATAGTGTTTCCGACAGATCGATAAAGCTCAAAACCGGTGCTATCAGATAGAGCTGTTTTTAGACGAAGCTTTTGGGTGCTTGGGGCCAATATATCGAAGCCCGTCGCGGAGAAGATTGCGGAATTCGCTCCGCCATTCACGAACGCGAAAGTATTCGTTCCCGTCCTAAAAAGTCCGGTATCCGTATCAGACGTCCAGGATATTGAGGGCGCCGCCTCTGTGCCATCGCTTGCCCGAATGTTTCCGATGAAGTTATGGGCATAGCTCGTATTGTGTCCGTATTGGATTGCTGAGGCGCTATCATCATAATGGTAGACAACGTGCGATCCGGAAAGGATTCTGAAGTCGTTCGCGGTTGTCGCGTGCGTGGTGCCCGACATTTCGATGCGCACACCAGATCCCGAAATGCTGCCGCCGTGGATGTTAAGCGTTCCGTTGGATACGCCATGGAGAATATCGAACGCGCCAGCGGATGGGGCCGTCAGAACCAGATCCATGGCAGAGTCAGTGCGACCGAGTGTGATTGCGGACGTAGAAATGTTTGCGACTTCGAATCCACCAGTGTTTACGACAACCGATCCAGCGAGAAGGTTGGTCACGCTCATGTTGAGTGATGCCGATCCAGTAAACCCAATCCGACCACCAGCGCTGGTGCTATCTCTGAACTCAATATGCGGATCCGCGTTGGTGCCGAACGCCCCGCCGTCCTTTAGCGTCGCCTGTGGCCCACCAGCGGAGACAACCGTCACGTTTTCGGAAAACTCCCAAGCCCCGGAGCTGACGAATCCGCGGCGCGTACCGATTCCGCCAGTCGTGGTGGCTGCGGTCCAGAACTCGATCTGGGTGGCCGCGTTCTGGGAGGATGTGCCGGCAGTGCCAAGATATAATGTGTTCGCACTGGTCGTCGCGTCCGCCGAAAATACTCCGAAGTTAGATTCTGTGCTGTTTGTGAAGTGGGGCATCGATAGCCCGATAGTCTTCGTAGCCGAATTCGTCAGGATGTCGGACCATTGCTGGGTGCCGAAGGATCCGTTACCGATAACACCGGTGGTGACGGTCACGCGACCGGCGTCCACGGAAAAATTCCCATCTGATACCGCGACATCGTGGCTCGCCCCATCAATCGTGAGCATTGGGACGCCGCCCGTGCTGAATACGAAGTCATTCGATCCGGGGTTATCGACCTTGAATGTTCCCGAATCCCGATAGAGCTCGACTCCGCCGC